CTATGCTTGTTTAATTACATCTGATCCCACAGCGTGGGGCATGGATGGGGCAAACTCACTCAATTTCTGGTTTAAAATGGATACCTGATCCTGATTGTTTTCTGCCATCCACGATCCGTAAACGCGATAAACCATCTGAGCATCAGAGTGTCCCATTTGCTTCGCGATGAAGTTAGGGTTAGCTCCAGCGGTCAAAGACCAACATGCATAAGTGTGCCTGGACTGATATGCTTTGCGGTAGCGAATCCCGGCGCGTCGCATTGCAGTTTCCCATGACTGATTAATCGACCCAACTGCATAATGGTACCCGGCAAGGCCATTACGCGTAACGATTTGCGGATTGAAAACAAAAGTGCATGGATGCATTTCAGTTCGACCATACTCACGAAGTTTCACTTCAACCTGATACTGCTTACCAAGCCGTGTCATTTCAGCCTGATTCTTAAGCACGTCTATTGCTGGTTGAATTAGGTTGATAACACGGTTTGTTCCCGCTTCGGTTTTAGGAAGAGTGAACTCTTTCGTTAATGTGTGGTTTCTTCTGATCGTCATTGTCCCTGCCTTCAGGTCTATATCTTCCCATGCCAGAGAAACCAACTCCCCGTGGCGAACTCCCGTATAAACAGCCAGTGACCACATATTTTTTAACTGCTGATGCTTAAATGCGTTAATCAACCTGACAAATTCATCACGGGTTAACGGATCAGGTTCCGTTCGTGATCTCTTCAGTTGCGAAATGGCTGCGAACGGATTTTCTTTGATGTATCCGCTGTCGGCTGCGAACTGAAACATCCCCGCCATGGTGTTCATGTAGTTATTAACAGTTGGCACGGAACGTCCCTTAATGGGTGTTTTTTGCCCACGTTTCAGAACATGATATCCGGTCAGCAAATCCTTTCGTATGAACAGCAGTTCTTCCTGAGTCACAGCAGATGCAAGTCTGTTGCCTCCGATTCGGGGAACCATATTTCTTACAATGGAGCTGTAACGCCCCATCGCATTGGTACTGATTTCCAGCTTTTTCAGATCCAGCCATTTCTCAGCCAGGTCTGCGACGGTAATTTCCTTACTTTCCGCACCAAATTTTCTCAGGTTGGGAGAGTCCGGAAACTGAGCGGCATAGTCGAAATTACCCGTCTTAATGGAAAAACAAACAGATGCTCGTAGCTCGCCAGCTATTTTCCTGTTTTTTGGTGTATCCGGCACACCGAGACTTTCCCGCACTCGTGTGCCTTTATACATGAACCATATGCGGAGTGATCCGCCATGGTTCTCAACGCCTGTTGGGTATGCTGTCTTAGCCATTGTTCCCTCCTGACGCCCAAGAGCGCATTAAGCATAAACGGTTCTTCATCGACGCGCACCAGGCTGTTTTTTTGACATACTCTCAACCCACTGGTCGATAGCCTTGCGGTTATACATGCATTCGCTGTTTTCTTTTGGAATACCGTCCGGTGCAACATGGAGATATTCACGACCAACAAGCCAGGATTGTTTACGTGCTCTCTCTATGGTTCCTGGGCGTAAACCTGTAATTTCGATCAGTTTTTGCTCTGTCACCCAGTCGTTGGGCACAATTAAGTTAACTTCGCTCATTGTTTTCTCCGGTGCTGGAATGAAAGGGGGGTTAACATGCCTCATTGGGGTTGAGGCTGTGTGATTCCATGGTTAGTCCTTGCGTAGTTCGCTAATTCTTCTGTAAGTCTCTGGTGCTTTGTTCCCGTACGTCTTCATTTCAGACTTCAACAGAGCAACGAGTGAATCCCATTCGTTGAGGATTCCTTTGAATGCCGGAACGCGCTTTGCAACCTTGTCGAATGAATCCCTGATTTCTGGGATCTGCTCAACAAGTGCAACGCATCGTCGGAAATCGGCTGCGTCATGTGGAGCGCCGAAGTGATGACCATAGATATTCTTTTTCAGGCCACATGCGATTGAGGCAAGAGTTGCGCTACTGATGCCGACATCGCCAGTCGATTGCCATTTCAAAACCTTCATAGCCAAATCTGACATTTCTTGTCTCCAATAAAAAACCGCCATCAGGCGGCTTGGTGTTCTTTCAGTTCTTCAATTCGAATATTGGTTACATTGTTTTCATATATGAATAAATAAATTAGCTTTTTTCGTTGCCTTCGCGTTCTTTATTAATTTTGACAAACTCGTTTTTACCACGCTCTCCAAATGCGTCTTTAGAGTCGTTGTATCCGCAATCGCAGCACACATAATCACCAGACCATCCACGCATTGTTTTTTCTTTTGCAATATTTCCAGAACCGCATTTTGGACAAGACATATCACTACCTCCAAAGCATGAGTGAGATGACAACGTAACATTGATTGGAGATTAACAATAGATTGCTGATGTAAAAGATATGTATAAGCTTCACTTTCAAAGTGGAGGCTCTGGTAGCGGCATCCAGTGAGTTACGTCATCCAAGATATTTCCTGATAAATACGTGAAAGCTCTATGTTTTTTGTAATCAATTGGATTTACAACCCAGTTCCAATATGCGGCCACGATTTCACCTTGACTAAATGCCAGTAACATTTTGGTGTCTTCCGGCATTCGCTCACTACAGCTTATCCAACCATCCGGAGTTACCGGATAGTTGCCACCCTGAACAGTAGGCATATCCGGACCTTTGCGAATCGCCCTGGCAAGATCGATTGGGTCGTCGTACAACCAGTCACCTGTTTGCGGATTATTTGCTTCTGCCAATTGTGCAGCCCACTCCAGGCCGTCTTTGTGTCCTTGCAGATAGTCCAGCGGTAACTCATCACTATTACTTACAGGTTCGGCCTGAAGCATGGCGGCGCGATAGGCGTTCCAGCCGACAGCTTTTCCGTGTTCAAACGCGCTGTCAAAGTCATCATCAATTTCCATCGCAGCGGGCACAGATACCGGCGCTGGCGGGGCGGTGTAGAGCGGCATTACCTCAATATTGAAGATATCCCCCTCGCTTGGACACGCCTCTGCGCTACCGTAAACCCAAGGGTGAACGACTCCGTTACGCTTGTTGATTAATCTGTGCGCCCACGCCACAGGCTCCGCTTCGAGCGATGCCAGCGCGATACGCGCATTATTAATCAGGAGGCTATCAGCAGGAGATAAAACAACATGAGCGTTACCCTCCGCATCAATTTCAGAATTCGTAATTTTTCTGAACAGCTTTGCCAGTTCTCTGGTAATAGTGCTCATGGGCGAATCTCCGTCCTGCCACCAAGTAAGCGGATTGCCACTCGTTCCCGGAAGGTAAGCGGTCGATGGTGTCCGCGGGCATTAACAATTTCAGGCTTTCCATTAGGCGGATAATTGACCCTGACCGATTGACCATCTAGCGCGTGAGAAGCCTCGAGTAGTGCTGACTTTAAGTGCGCAGGGCACTCTTTCTGCACCCGCTCGCCGTCTGAAATGACACCTGCAATCCCCTGAAGCATGCTGGCTAAATTGCTGAGATAATTTTTCACATTCACTCTCCTTTACCGGTGCCATAGGCAGATAAGCACTCTTCAAATCCAGCCTGATTATCCGTTTGACCTAAACTGAAGCCATGCTGAAGACCATGACGAAATGCGCTATCTTGCAATTGATGTGCGCTATCGAGCTTCGCTTCCAGTTCAGCGATTCGCTTCTCTGCGGTTTCCAACTCATCCAGCAGCGCCAGCACGGTGGCGGGGTTGGCTGCGGCGATAAATGCAGCATCACGCGCTTCGTTTTCACTGAATACCATGGCTATTTGCTCATGGTTCACGCCGTCAGTGGAGTAAATCTCATCGTCGAACTCAACAGCCCACCGGCCTTTCGTCGCCTTCTCCGCCGCTTCACGCAGAGCCTGGTAATTAATCTCGCTCACTGGTTGCCTCCTTTGCGAAGCTGGGCGGCGATATCTTCGAGAACGCCATCAGAGAATGAGCGGTCAAAATCGCCTTCCGGCGCATTAGCCATAAACTCAGTAGAGGTAAGAATCATCCTGGCAATATCCGCGGCGTTCTTTGCAGTATCATCAATAAAACCAGCTTCCCAGGCAGCCAGCATTCTGTTCGCCACAAAGTAAGCTCCCTCCTTGCGTGCTTCAGTCTTCACTTCAGCCAGGAAAGCGTCGGTGGCCGGGGTTTTGTTATCTGACTCCAGCCACTGGTTGTAGTAATAATCGAACATGCCAGTAGGATAACCACATCCGCTGTGCACGTGGTCTTTCATAGCAGAACCACACATGCAGTAGTCATTGTCAGTATTACTAATGATGTCGATAAGTTGCTGTGTCCGTTGCTTCAACATCGCATTCTCCGCCGCCAGCGCCGAAAACTTCTCGTGTGCCAACTTAACAGCTGCATCAGCCTGCTTAATTGACTCAGTCGCTTTCTGGTGGTCTTCGGCCAGCCCTGCTAAATCAGCCTCCAGTTCGGCTAGGCGTTCATTTAATGCATCTCGTTCATCCAGTAGAGCCAGCACAACCTGAGGTGTTACTTTCATACGAAATGCCAGCAATTTTTGAGGCGTTGCTACTGTTTCAATTGCTACTGCTGCCTCACGCAGTGCCTGATAGTCAATCTTGCTCACTGGCTGCCTCCTTTGCTGGGCTTTCGAATGTATCAAACTCAAACAACTTAACCACGTCATCAAACAGGACATAATCGCCATCAGAATCTTCAGTCATGTCAGCGCCACAATCCTGACCGAACGAGTCACAACCATCCATATCAAGCTCGTATCGCTTGAGTTTTGCGATATTTGATAAATTCAGCGCCAGTACAGCAAGGTCATAAACCTCATCAGCAGTATACCCGGCACCATGCCCATACATTTCAATACGGGATATGATTTCTTCTACACGTTGTTTTGTTATCGCCATTTTTGCTCACCTTCCTGTTCTTCCAGAAAAATACGCATAGCCTCAAGCATCTCTTCGGTGTCATACGGAGACAGCTTGTCACGCAGGATGTGTTCAATGCTGTTAATGAACTTGCGGATTGCTTTGCGTTCAATTTCAGCCAGGAAAGCATCGGTGGCTGGGGTATTTTCCATTAGTTGTTTTGACGTTGACCAAAGCGCGGAAAGCCACTCTTTATCAAACCATTTATCCTTATGGTGAAACATTTCATCAACTGTCTGGTGGCAGCGGGATACCTCAAAAAGGCACCGCGCATTCTCCGCTGCCAGAGCCGCGCACTTGGCCTCCGCTTCAGCAAATTTACGCACCAGGTACTCAGCGTTTGTTTCGTTAACCTTTAAATCTCGGGGGATGCATTTACCTTTCAGAAATCCATCCATCTCAATTAGTGACATTTGTTTCATTTCTTCCCACTCCGCCACATCGCATTCAGATATTTGTTTTGATTTACTGACGGAAAAGAATTTCTCTTAAGCAATTCCTCTCTCGATGGCATTGGCTTTACGCGTTGGCGAATAATCATTTCTGCCGGAAGAATGCCGGGATTGTATGCAAGTCCTCTCATGATTTACTCTCCACTAACTGGTCAATAGCCATGCTAAGTGACACACCTAAAGTCTCGATATGTTGCTGAATATCCTGTAGCGTCTGCGCCTGAGATAACAGGATTTCACGGTTGCATAATTCTTTAACCAGATGCTCAAACTTGCTGTAATAACCGATACGGCTTAGTGTTTCTTTCCCTGCATTCTCGCCTTCTTTGATAATTCCTCTTTCGCTAAGAATCAGATCGTGTTTGGTTCCGGTAATAACGTATTTTCCGAGGTCGATGTTTAGCTTCATTGTTAATTACTCCATGTTAATTTATTCGTATGCCTGCTCTTTCTTCATCGAGTTTTTTTAGCTTGTATCGCATAGCTCTTACTGAATAAATTGAGCGGCAGGTTGCAATTGCTATTTCTTCTGCGGAGAACTTACCGAAAAGTGACACTTCGGCTCTTGTCCATCGTCTTCCTCGAAGTCGGCTAACAATGTCAGCGCCAATCCTTGTTGCTTTCGCCATTACTGCTTTTTCAGTCCTTTCCAGTTTTTCAGCGATAACTTCAACTGGCATTGTCGCCGCTACTTCGCGCAAGAAATCGACTTCCCATTTCTCCCATGGAGTCTTTTTCATAGGCGATACCGTTATTTGATAAGAAGTGAAGGTTTCCCAACCTTGAGTTGAGCACCGGGGATATTTATTCCTGCTTTTAGTTGGTGTTTGATTGCCAGTTTGTCGGCTTTAATTGTCGTTTCAAACTCAACGTATTCAGGAGGAAGGACGCTTGAGTCGATGATTTCTACAGTTTCTGACGGTTTGCGGATTGTTACCTGATGAATACCTGCTCGAATCTTTTTCTTGCCAACCATTTCAAGCGATGACGCTATATATGATTTGATGCTGTCAATCTTATTTTGAATTACTGCGGCTCGCTCATTCAGCGACTTTGCCTCTTCCTTGAGGCGTTCAGCATAACCAGATTCATTTTTAATAATGGCAAGAAGTTGTTCTATTTTATCGGTAAATTCTCCTTCCATGCCTTCTATTGTGTCAGCAATCATCTCTGGCTCTAAATCTGAATCCATCAGCTTTGCGTATTCATTGGCTATTTCATACAGTTTGCTCACTGGCAACCTCCAGTTTCGCTTTGCATTCTGCGTAAATGGCTTGTACGTTCTGCTGCAATTTCATTCCAGATGTCAGGCGATATGCTTCTGCAAAATATCGCTTCAAATCATCCATGTTTTCAGCATGAGCCATTTCATCACAAAGAAGTTGTGCTTTATCCGTTATTTCCTGCTGGCGTTTCCTTTCATCTTCGCGGATATCTTCCTCTGATTTGTGCGGCATAACTGGTTCAGTCCACACACCTTCTTCTTCGTTTAGTACGTGAATAGCACTATCAAGACGTGATGCCTTAGGCCAATACTTGCTTGCACGCTTTACGACCGTCTTTCGCGCCATCTCATTCCAGTGATTTACCCATGGTCCTTTATCGCTGAATGCTGCCTTGCTTGTTTTCCTTACAGCCTCAATTTCAGCCAGACTCATCTCTTCCGTTAGATAATCACCTGCTGGCGTCTTAACTGTGCAGTAAACGCCAACAATATCACCACGATCACCGAAGGCGTTGTATTTATGGGTTGGTGCTTTATCAAGCCCGTTTGACTCATAGGTATCGTTAGCATGAACAAGTTTTGCCTGACCCCATGAGATAACACCAGACTCCATTGCAATATGGAGCAATCCCATATAACTGATATCAAGGCACACCATGCCGTCGCGCGGAACCAGATAAGCCAGTTTGCTGGCCGGGTTTAAGGTGATACCGATCGCCGCAACATTGATGATGGCGTTCTGTGCGCTGGTTGGATTTGCCAGTGCTGTTTTAGCCAGGTAATCATTTTTCTGGAAATACTGAATTGCAAACTGGCTTTCCTTAGCCCATGTCACCGTCTGTTCAGTCAATGCTCCGCAGAATAACTGCTCTTGCTGTTTAACGAACTCAACAATGCTCATGCTCATCGTTACTGTCCCTCATCAATATCTGTTTGGTGGCGAGCAATTGTCTCTGCCATGTAGCGAATAAATTCAGCGGCCCTTTCCTGAAACTCGACGTCATCATCGAATGCTTTGGAAATGGCATTCTTGCTGGCCCCGCGACGTTGCAACTCGTCAACGCACAACGATTCCAGTTTGCTCTGTGGCAATCCTTTTTCGAGGTCATCAGCCAGTTCAGATTCACGCTCTTCTCTGGCTATTTGCTGATAATGGCGCGTCCAGTTCTGCGCCTCGATACGGTCTTGAACGAGATATACAGCCATAATAGGCTCCTGAAATTTGGTTGTGCGCTGCCCGTCTGCGATAGCCGGACGAGTAGGGGTAATGGGTGTTTGGTGTGGTTTACTTGCCGAGTGCCTTGTCGATGGCGGAACGAGCCATATCAAACTCATCTGTTTGACGGTCTGCTACTCTAACTACAGCCTGCAGAGCTTCCAGTAATTCAGGCGCTGCAGTAATGAGAGTCTTGTTTTCCTTGCTCGTCATTTCAAGTGGATATCCCTTTCCAAAGACTATGTGATGCTTGTTTCCCAAGCCCTCTTCATCCCAAAACCACGGACCGGGAGTTCCTTTAAATTCGCTCATAACTCACTTCCTGTGCCACGGAAAACCAATTGCCGCCTTCATATCGTTGTAGGCTGACATCCACATTTCACTATCACCAATAAATCGGGCTATTACTGCTTTGTTCTGTGCAGCACGAAGCATCTGGTGATTAATGGCTATTTCATTGTGCATAACGCCTCCAGTTGTTTCTTTGCTGCTCTGATTAATTGTTTAACTCGGCGTGATAATTCAGATTCGTGCGGGTAGAAAGCGGACATGACGCCGCTACCCGCGAGCTGAAAGTGCATCATGGGTAACTCCTTATATTTGATTGCATAACGAAAACGCCTCGAATGAAGCGTTATTGGTATGCATATAAAAAGGCCCTCACACTAGAGGGCAAAGAAGATTTCCAATAATCAGAACAAGTCGGCTCCTGTTTAGTTACGAGCGACATTGCTCCGTGTATTCACTCGTTGGAATGAATACACAGTGCTTATTCGTCATGCATTTCAGGTAATTCTTCGTATTCGACGCCCCATACGAGTTTACACCAACTAACTCGCTCATATCTTTTACAAAAATCAGACCACATAACTTGGGTTCCATCATGGTTTGTTATTACTTCTGTAATATCACCAACACTAACAAAACTGGTATTAGAAGCGGTTATTTTTACTTTCATTACTTATCCCCAAGAGCTTTTCTGATTGCTGCAAGACCTTTATTAACAGCTCCATACCATTCTGGATATGTTGTCGTTGTTCTATTTTTGGTTTGCTTAAGTAATAACTGAAGTGCTTCGAGAAGGTCAGGTGCTGCCGCTATTAGATTGGCATCTTCAATGCATTGAACTTCCTCACAGATTGCAATATACGAACGCCAGCCTGCGCCATTTTCAAGTGAGTCTGCCTGGATGATTTTAATCTCATCGCCATCCATCATTATTTCCCACTTACCTTCGGTACCTTTAAATTCCATGTTAGCCTCTGTTGTTTATGCCAAAATAATTTTAATCAGCAATAAACTCTTCTGGTAATTTATCAACTATTTGATGACTTATTATCAGCCATTTGCCATCCTTCGTTTCGTATGCATATTTCTGGTCTTTTATCATCATGTGTTCAGCTACTGCCTTAACTGCCTGTTCGGTGACATCTTCTTTCTTTCCTACCCACATTCCTTTTTCAGTGTTTAATGTTCCTTGAAAAATACGACCGCTTAATGGGCTTGCGCCCATAGTTTTTACTCTCATGTATCAGTCCTCAAATAAGTGGTTTGCTGCCTAATTTAATTTTCTGGCGACCAACACAAGTCACACCCATTTCACTGCGTGGCTTGCTGTACCATGTGCGCTGATTCTTGCGCTCAATACGATGCAGGTTGCTTTCAATCTGTTCTTGGTATTCAGCCAGCACCGTAAGGTCTATCGGATTCAGTGCGCTTTCTACTCGTGATTTCGGTTTGCGATTCAGCGAGAGAATAGGGCGGTTAACTGGTTTTGCGCTTACCCCAACCAACAGGGGATTTGCTGCTTTCCATTGAGCCTGTTTCTCTGCGCGACGTTCGCGGCGGCGTGTTTGTGCATCCATCTGGATTCTCCTGTCAGTTAGCTTTGAGTAACGCGCCGTGATGCTTATCTCCACGGTTGCTGTCTTGCAGCTGCATTTCGCGCTACTCAAAGCCTTCTGCTTTGAATGCTGCCCTTCTTCAGGGCTTAATTTTTAAGAGCATCACCTTCATGGTGGTTAGTACGTCCTGCTGATGGCTTAAAATATACCTACAGGTAAAAGTGTTGTCTATACCTGCAGGTAAATAAAATTGGTGTCAGAGTTTACCTGTTTGAATTTTCAGGTAATTAATTTTTTGGATTGATATAAAAAAGCCCGCTTTGCGGGCTGAAAGGAGATGTCAGAAGCTATTTGGATTGCTTGGCCATTGCGGCAATTTTGATTCTACCGGGGTGTGTTTGGGTTTGAGTCCGTTTAAGTAGTCAAGACGCTCAATGGCGCATTTATACATAGCAATCTGATCTGATGACATGTCGTCATATGACATGCCTTTGAACTTCTTAATTATCGTTTCTGCCTCATGTATAAGATGCTTCTTCTTCATGAGTTCAGCTGTATGCTTAGAGCTTACAGGAGATAACTTTGCCCATATGAAGCAGATGATTACAACAGCGACCACTATACCTGGTATAAACATTTGCTGCTTTATCCTCAAAATTTTGGCAGATCGTCCTGGTCTACGTACCTAGTGTGTTTCACAATAGCTGAAACAAAATGCATTTTATCAACTTCTTCAACAGGAAGAGTGATTGGACGGTGATCGCTGTTTATACTACTAAACTGATAGTCTCCGTCTCTTGTTTTGTTCATGATCTTTATCATGTTATGACCATCTTTGGTCCTTACAAAGACTTCATCACCTGGATGTACTGGCGTATTTGGTTCAATAACAACATATTCTCCTGACTGAATCCTTGGCCACATGCTGTCACCCTTAACCTTCAGACCGTAAGCATCTTTATCGCCACTGTAGATGCTTAACCAACCGGATCTGAATTCAATCATATCCACTGAGCCATCAACTCCCAAAACGGCTTCACCAATTACCGGAACAAAACCCGCACGAACGTTACCCGCAAACTCAAGATGGTCTGCAGATCCAACTTTGCTATCTGCAAGCATGTCCATCCATCCGCGTGGGAGATTAAAAGATTTTTCAATTAGTTCCATCATATCGTCAGCAATGCGTTTTTTTCCGTCTTTTTCCTTCCGGATACAGCATTCTGGAAACGTATGATGGTTCCCTTTCTATTCGACGAGCCAACTCTGAGGCCTTTCCATTACAGAATCGGTCTCTTATCTCTATCAGCCTTAGTCGTCTTTGTTCGTATTTATCCATGATTTAATTCTATCTTTGATTACCTATCGGTAAATAACCTGTGGGTATTGATTTGTTTTTTACCTGCAGGTAAACTCACCTTATTCAACAACGGGAAGGAGATAGCAAATGGAAGAACTCCGCTTGTATCTGAACTCCCTTTCACTGGAAGAGCAGAGAGAATTTGCCACCAAGTGCGGAACTTCTATCGGCTATTTGAGGAAAGCACTTAGCCGTAATCATGAATTGGGCGCAGCACTTTGTGTTCTGATTGAGAAGTTCAGCAATGGTGAAGTGACTCGCAAAGACCTTCATCCGGTTGATTGGGAAAGCATCTGGCCTGAATTAATGGCTGCTTAAGTTATCAACGCTCTTACACATTCCAGCCCTGAAAAAGGGCATCAAATTAAACCACACCTATGGTGTATGCATTTATTTGCATACATTCAATCAATTGTTATCTAAGGAAATACTTACATATGGTTCGTGCAAACAAACGCAACGAGGCTCTACGAATCGAGAGTGCGTTGCTTAACAAAATCGCAATGCTTGGAACTGAGAAGACAGCGGAAGCTGTGGGAGTTGATAAGTCGCAGATCAGCAGGTGGAAGAGGGACTGGATTCCAAAGTTCTCAATGCTGCTTGCTGTTCTTGAATGGGGTGTCGTCGACGACGACATGGCTCGATTGGCACGACAAGTTGCTTCGATTCTCACCAATAAAAAACGCCCGGTGTGCAAGACCGAGCGTTCTGATCAAATACAAATGGAATTTTAACAACATCCAACGAGGTAATTATATGCGAAACAAAGGCTTTAATCCACCTGATACACACAAAGAAGCTAAGCGTTTGCGCTTCCTTCGTTCCATTGATGAAAGAACTCAAATCTCTTTTGTGAAAGTTGCCAGAACTGAGCTTCTGAAGGCTGAGGCGAGGGCGTTGCTCCCGTCTCTACCAAAAGAGGAGGGATATACGTTCATTCCAAACGCATTTCTGGAAAAGCTGCTCAAAGAAGACATATCCGTAAGTCAGTTTAACGATGTTCTTAAGGTCTTTCGTCAAGGCAGGTAGTTATGAGCAATACAGCAAAAATCTACGATTTCAGCGCCGCACACGAGCGCAGGAGCAACAGGATGGAGAACCAGAAAACTGGTTACATTCCGTTGTACCGGAGCATTCTGAAACAGTCATGGGCGAAAGATGTTTATCTTCGCACCCTGTGGGAAAACCTTCTCCTGAATGCCGCCAGAAAGCCATACAAAGCGAATTTCAAAGGTCATGAATGGCATCTGCAACCCGGTCAACTGGTTGTGACAGCAGCTGATTTAGGTCTTCAGTTATGCGACAGGCATGGCAAGCCAGCAAGCCGTGATCAGGTTGAGCGGATGCTTCAGGTTTTTGTGAAAGAGGGGATGATCTCCATTGATGGAGAGAAGCAAAAAGGTCGTGTGATCACCATCACAAATTACCATGAATATGCTCAAAAAATGGACAATTCACCCGCACATGAAGCCGCACAAACAACCGCACATGACGCCGCACATGATGAAGCCAGTAATGGCGCGGCTTTCAGCGTACATGCCGCACATGAAAGCGCACATGAAGCCGCACAAACAACCGCACATCATGAACAAGAAGGTATTAACAAGAATATAAATAATACCCCCCTACCCCCCAATGGGGGAGGCGATGGGCAGGTTAAACCTGAACGTCGCAAGGCAGAACGAATCGACTACGAATCCTTCCTGAACGCCTACAACACCGAAGTCGGTGACAGACTTCCACATGCTGTTGCGGTCAACGAGAAACGCAAACGCCGCCTGAAGAAAATCATCCCGCAACTGAAAACGCCAAACGTGGACGGTTTCAGAGCGTATGTCAGGGCGTTTGTGCATCAGGCCAAGCCGTTTTACTTCGGAGACAACGACACGGGCTGGACGGCAGATTTTGATTACCTGCTGAGGGAAGATTCGTTAATGGGAGTACGGGAAGGGAAGTTTGCAGACAGGGGGATTGCATGAAACAGGATATCGAAGCGAGCGTTATCGGTGGCTTGCTGATTGGTGGATTAACACCAACTGCCAGTGACGTTCTGGCAACGCTGGAGCCGGAAGCGTTTTCAATTCCGCTCTACCGGAAAGCCTTCGAGGTTATCCGCAAGCAGGCGAGAAACAGAAACCTAATCGACGCGCTGATGGTTGCCGAGGCGTGCGGAGAGGAGCATTTCACGTCAATCCTGATGACCAGCAAAAACTGCCCGAGTGCCGCAAACCTGAAGGGATATGCCGGAATGGTCGCGGATAACTATCACCGCCGTCTGGTGCTGGAAATCATGGATGAAATGCGTGAACCAATTCAGAGCGGAACCATCGACGCATCGAGTCAGGCGATGGATGAACTTGTAAAGCGTCTTTCAGCCATCAGAAAGCCACGTGACGAGGTTAAACCTGTACGGTTAGGGGAAATCATCACCGACTACACTGACACGCTTGACAGGCGTCTGAGGAACGGAGAAGAGTCAGATACCCTGAAGACCGGAATCGAAGAACTTGATGCCATCACCGGAGGGATGAACGCAGAAGACCTTGTGATAATCGCTGCTCGTCCTGGTATGGGGAAAACCGAACTGGCGCTGAAGATTGCCGAAGGCGTTGCAAGCCGCGTTATTCCTGGTTCTGACGTCCGGCGCGGAGTGTTGATTTTCTCGATGGAAATGAGCGCATTGCAGATTGCAGAGCGAAGCATTGCCAACGCCGGGAGGATGCCGGTTAGCGTGCTGCGAAATCCTGCTTCGATGGATGACGAAGGCTGGGCGCGCGTTGCTAACGGCATGAGTCAGCTTGCAGATTTGGATGTATGGGTAGTCGATGCCTCGCGGTTATCGGTCGAAGAAATACGCTCAATCGCAGAACGGCACAAACAGGAAAATCCAAACCTGTCACTCATCATGGTGGATTATCTTGGCCTGATTGAGAAGCCGAAAGCAGATCGCAACGACCTCGCAATTGCTCAAATCTCCGGAAGCCTGAAGGCGATGGCGAAAGACCTGAAAACGCCTGTTATCTCCCTAAGTCAGCTTTCGCGCGATGTTGAGAAGCGACCAAACAAACGCCCGACAAACGCAGATTTGCGTGATTCAGGAAGCATTGAACAGGACGCAGACTCAATCATCATGCTCTATCGGGAAGCGGTATATGACGAGAACAGTAGCGCCGCGCCATTTGCTGAAATCATTGTGACAAAAAACCGTTTTGGCTCACTTGGTACGGTTTACCAGCGGTTCTGCAACGGACACTTTGTTGCATGTGACCAGGATGAAGCCAGACAGATTTGCACAACATCAAATGCACCCGCTGCACGTGGCAGACGATATGCACAAGGGGCTGACGTATGACCGTCTACATCACTGAGATAATAACAGGGGCTATTTACACAGTAGCCCTTTTTTATTGGATTAAGAACGAGGGGGATCCTGATGGACACCGTTAACGGAATGTGTTCAGACGCACCGCGTGCCAAAAAATGTAAATGCGGAAAATCACCGACAATATTCGACATGGAGAACGGGTGCCAAATCTACTGCGCTAACCACGCCGCTGTGGCGGCCGCGAATTATCGCAGTGCGGTAACGGAGTGGAATAACCTGAAATCTGTTAGAGAGGGAAGTCATGAAAAAACTAACCTTTGAAATTCGATCTCCAGCACATCAGCAAAACGCTATTCACGCAGTACAGCAAATCCTTCCAGACCCAACCAAACCAATCGTAGTAACCATTCAGGAACGCAACCGCAGCTTAGACCAAAACAGGAAGCTATGGGCCTGCTTAGGTGACGTCTCTCGTCAGGTTGAATGGCATGGTCGCTGGCTGGATGCAGAAAGCTGGAAGTGTGTGTTTACCGCAGCATTAAAGCAGCAGGATGTTGTTCCTAACCTTGCCGGGAATGGCTTTGTGGTAATAGGCCAGTCAACCAGCAGGATGCGTGTAAGCGAATTTGCGGAGCTATTAGAGCTTATACAGGCATTCGGTACAGAGCGTGGCGTTAAGTGGTCAGACGAAGCGCGACTGGCTCTGGAGTGGAAAGCGCGATGGGGAGATCGGGCTGCATGACTATCAAATCAAATACGCCAGCACACGACAAGGACTGCTGGCAAACGCCGCTTTGGCTTTTTGATGCACTGGATATTGAGTTTGGATTCTGGCTGGATTCGGCAGCGAGCGACAAAAATGCTCTGTGTGCTCACTGGCTAACTGAGGCCGACGACGCGCTCAATTCTGAGTGGGTAAGCCACGGTGCAATCTGGAATAACCCACCGTACAGCAATATCAGGCCGTGGGTGGAAAAAGCCGCTGAGCAGTGCATAGAACAGCGACAGACGGTAGTTATGCTTGTGCCAGAGGATATGTCAGTCGGATGGTTCAGCAAGGCTCTGGAGAGTGTCGACGAAGTTCGCATTATCACTGATGGACGGATTAATTTTATCGAACCATCGACAGGGCTGGAGAAGAAGGGAAACAGCAAAGGCTCCATGCTGCTGATTTGGCGACCGTTCATCAGTCCTCGACGGATGTTTACTACCGTATCCAAAGCGGCATTGATGGCGATCGGGCAGGGCGTCAGGATGGCGGCATGAGACGACAGCGACGAAGTATCACCGACATAATCTGTGAAAACTGCAAATACCTTCCAACGAAACGCTCCAGAAATAAACGCAAGTCAATCCCAAAAGAATCTGACGTAAAAACATTCAACTACACGGCTCACCTGTGGGATATCCGGTGGCTAAGACATCGTGCGAGGAATACAAGGTGATTGACCCAAATCGAAGTTACGAACAAGAAAGCGTCGAGCGGGCTTTAACGTGTGCTAACTGCGGTCAGAAGCTGCATGTGCTGGAAGTTCACGTGTGTGAGCACTGCTGCGCAGAACTGATGAGCGATCCGAATAGCTCAATGTACGAGGAAGAAGACGATGAATGAGTTAATAAATGGCAATGCCATCAAAATGACAAGCATTGAAATCGCTGAGTTGGTGAGTAAGCGTCATGACAATGTGAAACGTACCATCGAAACGCTGGCTAAAAATGGTGTTATCCGGCTTCCTCAGATTGAGGTTTCCGAAAGAATCAATAACTTAGGGTTCAATGTTCAGTACGAGCATTACGTCTTCGAAGGCGAACAAGGTAAGCGAGATAGTATTGTTGTTGTTGCCCAGTTGTCGCCGGAATTCACCGCTCGTCTTGTTGACCGTTGGCGAGAGCTTGAAGAAGCTGCGGTTAATATCCCCAAAACGCTACCAGAAGCGTTGCGCCTTGCTGCTGACCTTGCTGAGCAGAAAATGCAACTGGAAAACCAGCTCGCAATTGCCGCACCTAAAGTTGAGTTTGCCGATCGTGTTGGCGAGGCCAGCGGAATTTTGATTGGAAACTATGCAAAGGTTGTTGGTATTGGTCCAAACAAACTGTTTGCATGGATGCGCGATCACAAAATCCTTATTGCTTCAGGTTCCCGGCGCAATGTGCCAATGCAGGAATATATGGATCGCGGCTATTTCACAGTGAAAGAAACAGCGGTCAATACAAATCACGGAATACAGATATCGTTCACCACAAAAATCACCGGGCGTGGTCAACAGTGGCTGACCAGAAAGCTGCTCGATAACGGAATGCTGAAAGTAACAGGGGAGGCTGCTTAATGGCTAACCTACGCAAAGAAGCGCGAGGCAGAGCATGCCAGGTACGTATTTACGGCATATGCAATGGCAACCCTGAAACTACAGTTCTGGCACATTACAGGATGGCTGGAATTTGCGGAACGGGAATGAAGCCTGACGACCTGATCGGTGCATGGGCTTGTAGTGACTGCCACGCGGAGATCGACCGACGCACAATGATTCTCGACAACAAAGACGCCAGACTTTACCACCTCGAAGGCGTGATCAGGACGCAGGCGATACTGCTGAAGGAGGGGAAGATTAAGTCATGAACGAATATCAGTTTGTGCTTCCATACCCGCCGTCGGTGAATACCTACTGGCGAAGACGGGGAAGCCAATACTACATCAGCGATAAAGGCCAGAAATACCGAAAAGACGTTCAGCAAATCATCCGCCAACTCAAGTTAGACATTTTCACCAAATCACGACTCCGCATCAAAGTCATCGCAGACGTTCCAGACTCCCGCCGCCGCGACCTCGATAACATCCTGAAAGGTTTACTCGACTCCCTTATCCACGCCGGATTTGCGGAAGACGACGAGCAATTCGATGACATTCGCGTAATTCGTGGTGTGAAAGTACCAGGCGGACAGCTTGGAATAAAAATCACCGAACTGGAGAACGCATGAACGCCACAATTCAAACGATACCAGAGCTTCTTATCCAGACACGAGGCAATCAGACCGAAGTGGCAAGGATGCTTTCCTGCGCAAGAGGAACAGTGCTCAAGTACAACCGAGACAACAAAGGCGAGCGTCACGTAATAGTTAACGGCGTCCTGATGGTCAAACAGGGCAAGAGGGGAAGACCATGAGACTCGAAAGCGTAGCTAAATTTCATTCGCCAAAAAGCCCGATGATGAGCGACTCACCACGGGCTACGGCTTCTGACTCTCTTTCCGGTACTGATGTGATGGCTGCTATGGGGATGGCACAATCACAGGCCGGATTCGGGATGGCTGCATTTTGCGGTAAGCACGAACTCAGCCAGAACGACAAACAAAAGGCTATCAACTATCTGATGCAATTTGCACACAAGGTATCGGGGAAATACCGTGGTGTGGCAAAGCTCGAAGGAAATACTAAGGCAAAGGTACTGCAAGTGCTCGCAACATTCGCTTATGCGGATTATTGCCGTAGTGCCGCGACGCCGGGTGCAAGATGCAGAGATTGCCACGGTACAGGCCGTGCGGTTGATATAGCCAAAACAGAGCAGTGGGGGAGAGTTGTCGAGAAAGAGTGCGGAAGATGCAAAGGCGTCGGCTATTCAAGGATGCCAGCAAGCGCAGCATATCGCGCTGTGACGATGCTAATCCCAAACCTTACCCAACCCACCTGGTCACGCACTGTTAAGCCGCTGTATGACGCTCTGGTGGTGCAATGCCACAAAGAAGAGTCAATCGCAGACAACATTTTGAATGCGGTCACACGTTAGCAGCATGATTGCCACGGATGGCAACATATTAACGGCATGATATTGACTTTTTGAATAAAGTTGGGTAAATTTGACTCAACGATGGGTTAATTCGCTCGTTGTGGTAGTGAGATGAAAAGAGGCGGCGCTTACTACCGATTCCGCCTAGTTGGTCACTTCGACGTATCGTCTGGAACTCCAACCATCGCAGGCAGAGAGGTCTGCAAAATTCAATCCCGAAACAGTTCGCAGGTAATAGTTAGAGCCTGCATAACGGTTTCGGGATTTTTTATATCTGCACAACAGGTAAGAGCATTGAACCCGCAGACCTCGCGGAATTGGTGAAAGGTGCCGCGCAGTGCTCTTATCGTTGTGGTGAATACGCAGGCTGATGCGTTAATCAGGTGAACGAGACACCCGCCGGTCCGTGATATGGCACACCGTGCCGGTCATATCTGCCGCGGTTAGGTTTACGAGGATTTCGTAAAGCTGGTCTAGGGTGAAGCCGTGAAAGCGGAGGAAGTAAAACGAGGCGTCGGTACACGCCTATCGTCATTAAGTCGGAGTTCAGCACCGACCGCCACAACCCAAACTGAGCCGTAGCCACTGGCTGTCCTGAATTCATCAGTGATAGTTATGCTGCGGCCTTCTACACATGACCTTCGTGAAAGCGGGTGGCAGGAGGTTGCGCTAACAACCTCATGCCGTTTTGCCCGTGCATATCGGTCACGAACAAATCTGATTACTAAACACAGTAGCCTGGATTTGTTCTATCAGTAATCGACCTTATTCCTAATTAAATAGAGCAAATCCCCTTATTGGGGGTAAGACATGAAGATGCCAGAAAAACATGACCTGTTAGCCGCCATTCTCGCGGCAAAGGAACAAGGCATCGGAGCAATCCTTGCGTTTGCAATGGCGTACCTTCGCGGCAGATATAATGGCGGTGCGTTTACAAAAACAGTAATCGACGCAACGATGTGCGCCATTATCGCCTGGTTCATTCGTGACCTTCTCGACTTCGCCGGACTAAGTAGCAATCTCGCTTATATAACGAGCGTGTTCATCGGCTACATCGGTACTGACTCGATTGGTTCGCTTATCAAACGCTTCGCTGCTAAAAAAGCCGGAGTAGAAGATGGTGGAAATCAATAATCAACGTAAGGCGTTCCTTGATATGCTGGCGTGGTCAGAGGGAACTGATAACGGACGGCAGAAAACCAGAAATCATGGTTATGACGTCATTGTTGGCGGAGAGCTATTCACTGATTACTCCGATCACCCTCGCAAACTTGTCACGCTAAACCCAAAACTCAAATCAACAGCAGCCGGACGTTACCAGCTTCTTTCCCGTTGGTGGGATGCCTACCGTAAGCAGCTTGGCCTGAAAGACTTCTCTCCCAAAAGCCAGGACGCTGTAGCTCTGCAGCAGATTAAAGAGCGTGGCGCTTTACCGATGATTGATCGCGGTGATATTCGTCAGGCTATCGACCGTTGCAGCAATATCTGGGCTTCACTGCCTGGCGCTGGTTATGGTCAGTTCGAGCATAAGGCTGACAGCCTGATTGCAAAATTCAAAGAAGCAGGCGGAACGGTCAGAGAGATTGAGGTATGAGGAGAGTAACCGCGATTATCTCCGCTCTGGTTATCTGCATCATCGTCTGCCTGTCATGGGCTGTTAATCATTACCGTGATAACGCAATCGCCTACAAAGAGCAGCGCGATAACAAGGCCAGTGAACTGGAGAAGGCGAACGCCACCATCGCTGACATGCGGAAGCGTCAACGTGATGTAGCAGAACTCGACGCAAGATACACAAAGGAGCTTGCTGATGCTAACGCGACTATCGAAAGTCTCCGTGCTGATGTTTCTGCTGGGCGTAAGCGCCTGCAAGTCGCCGCCACCTGTGCAAAGTCAACGACCGGAGCCAGCGGCATGGGCGATGGAGAAAGCCCAGGACTTACAGCAGATGCTGAACTCAATTATTACCGTCTCCGAAGTGGAATCGACAAGATAACCGCGCAGGTTAACTACCTGCAGGAATACATCAGGACGCAATGCCTGAAATAATTTTTTTGCAAATCACAAAGTCCATTTAATGAGCCTCGCGATGCGGGGCTTTTTGCAATAAATGCGTACCGCAACGCATGTTTTTTACACCGAACCTGCCCCTTTGGAATGGGCCTTTGAGGATACCAGTTAGTGCTGGCGAGCCTCGGTGGGCTGGTTTCCTGTGCGGCAAAGGTTCATTTCAAAGAGTAGGTACACGCTATGAAATCATTAACCCTCTTCAATCAACCAATTCGTATCGGTGAAGATGGCATGATCTGCCTCACTGATATGTGGAAAGCCAGTGGTAAAAGTGAATCTGAATCGCCTTACCACTACCTGCGAAACAAGCAGACCAAAGAGTTCTTAGCCGAGCTGGAGAAAAACCACGAATCTGTGGTTTTTACTGAGCGCGGTGTACACGGTGGAACATATGGCGGGAAGTTTGTTGCTTACGATTATGCGGCTTGGTTAAACCCCGGGTTCAAGTACGCGGCCTATAAAGTCCTCGATGACTACTTCACCGGAGAACTTCAGCATCGCAACAGCTTAAGTGCGCAGCTCAACATGAAATGTCATGAGTTTGACCAGAAGAAAGACATGGCGAGCTTCTGCGGACAAGGGCTGGCAGCATGGCGCTATACGAAGCCAGTGTTGGTCGCTGAGATTAACTCCCTGGCTAACCAGCTGCAGATTACGATCCCCGGGCTTCCGGGATGAGTGATCGGGTTATTGAATGCGCCTCCAGAGCGGGGCGCGACTTCTCAGAGTTCATGAAAGGCGAGAAGGGCATGATGGAAGCATTGGCCTCGGTGGATGAGTTTGGCGAGCAGCTGCGCCTCAACGGCTGTGTCAATCATCACTTTGTTAGCTACATGATGCGGAACTCGATCATGCAGGCATTCATGGACATGGCAAAAGCCGAGAGGAAAGAAGAGCGCCGGCGTAAGCGAGCGGAAGCAAAAGCAAAAGCAAAAGCAAAAGTGAAGTAGCCATTACAAAGCCCATCTACGGGTGGGCTTGATAATGAAACCGGAATTTATTCTGGGCAACCAGTTACGGCAGTACCGCGAAACAACCCAAGCCAGTAAGTGGGGAAATAACACTGGCAGCCACTGAAAGATGAACCTCCTGCCTTATGGCAAAAAAGATTCTTTGTGGTGGCGGACTGATGGAAAGACATCCTAATCAAGCAACCACTCCACAGGGTCATAATTATGAACGACCAGCAAATCGAAAAAGAAATCGTTGAGAAAGGCAAAACCGCTCCGCGAGTTACCCCGCAGCACATCGAAGACGTGATTAAAAGCGAGCATTACTTTACTGCTTATGATGGACGAAATGGTGCCATTTCCAGCAACGAATATTGTGGCAGGGAAAAACCAGAAGAAGGCGATCGTGATTTATCACCATTGAAGTTACTCACTTTCTGCGTACTGGTGCTGAAGAATGGCTTCACCGTCACCGGAGAGAGTGCCTGTGCAAGCCCTGAAAACTTTGATGCAGAAATTGGTCGGAAGATTTCCCGGCAGAATGCTGTAAACAAAATCTGGATGCTCGAAGGTTACTTGCTGAAGCAGAAGCTAAGCGAACAGTAGTTATTACAAAAGCCATTCCCTACAGAGTGGCTTTGATAATGGCTTATACCCTACACGGGATAACTTAACTGATATCCCTTTTAACGGATAAACGGAGCCAACAATGGCAGAGATTATTCCCATGACTGAAGAACAGAAATTCCAGTTAGAGATTTACAAACTGGTCATGAACCAGAACGCAGCCGCAGAAGAAGCATTTCAATTCATTGGCACTGACGAGCTGAAGCTTGAGCTATTCAAAATTCACTTCCAGTCAGGCGGCGCTAATTCAGATATCACGACCCGCACTATCGAAGCGGTACGTAAATCGAAGGAAGCGTTAGACCTGTTCACTACCGGAGCGTAAACATGGCAACTCAAGGTTTCGACAACCCATCCAAATTCCGCGATGAATGGGATAAGCAAGCAGAAGGGAAATAATCAATATGGCAGCACCAAAGGGCAACCGATTTTGGGAGGCCCGCAGTAGTCATGGGCGAAATCCTAAATTCGAATCGCCTGAGGCGCTGTGGGCTGCTTGTTGTGAATACTTCGAGTGGGTAGAAGCTAACCCGCTATGGGAGATGAAGGCGTTCTCGTATCAAGGTGAAGTGATACAAGAGCCTATCGCCAAGATGCGAGCGATGACCATTACCGGCCTCACTCTGTTTATTGATGTGACGCTTGAAACATGGCGCACATATCGCCTGCGAGAAGATTTATCTGAAGTCGTTACGCGAGCAGAACAGGTCATCTACGACCAGAAATTCTCTGGCGCAGCCGCTGACCTTCTCAACGCTAACATCATCGCCCGTGATTTGGGCCTCAAAGAGCAGTCGCAAGTTGAAGACGTGACACCTGATAAGGGAGATCGCGATAAGCGACGCTCTCGTATCAAGGAGCTATTCAACCGTGGAACTGGACGCGATTCTTGATAACTTGAGCGACGAAGAGCAAATAGAATTGCTCGAGCTACTCGAAGAAGAAGAGAACTACCGGAACACACACCTGCTATATGAATTTACGCCATACAGCAAACAGCGTGAGTTCATCGACGCCGGGCGTGACTATCCAGAGCGCTGTTTTATGGCTGGTAACCAGCTTGGTAAGTCATTTACTGGTGCTGCTGAAGTCGCGTTTCACCTTACAGGGCGTTATCCTGGCACAAAAGGCTATCCTGCTGATGGTAAATATGGCGGTGAGTGGAAGGGGAAGCGTTTCTATGAGCCTGTTGTATTCTGGATTGGCGGCGAGACAAACGAGACGGTAACCAAAACGACTCAACGCATCCTGTGCGGTCGTATTGAAGAGAATGATGAACCGGGCTACGGTTCAATACCGAAAGAGGACATCATTAGCTGGAAGAAGTCTCCTTTCTTTCCGAACCTTGTTGATCATCTTCTGGTTAAGCATCACACGGCTGATGGCGTTGAAGATGGCATTTCAATCTGCTACTTCAAACCATACTCGCAAGGCCGTGCTCGCTGGCAGGGTGACACAATCCACGGCGTGTGGTTTGACGAAGAACCACCATACAGCATTTATGGTGAAGGTCTTACCCGTACCAACAAATACGGTCAATTCTCAATTCTGACGTTTACCCCGCTGATGGGGATGTCTGACGTTGTTACCAAGTTCCTGAAGAACCCCAGCAAGTCGCAGAAAGTGGTCAACATGACCATCTATGACGCTGAGCACTACACCGACGAGCAGAAAGAGCAAATCATCGCATCCTATCCTGAGCATGAGAGAGAGGCGCGTGCTCGCGGTATTCCTACGATGGGTAGTGGTCGAATCTTCCAGATACCGGAAGAGACGATTAAGTGTCAGCCGTTCGAGTGTCCTGATCACTTCTACGTAATTGGCGGGATGGATTTCGGATGGGATCACCCGCAGGCGCAGGTTCAGCTTTGGTGGGATAAGGACGCAGACACAATCTACGTTTCACGCGTGTGGAAGGCGAAAGAAAAAACAGCCGTTCAGGCGTGGGGGGCCGTTAAATCATGGGCGCATAAAGTGCCAACCGCATGGCCTCATGACGGAAACCAGCATGAGAAGGGCGGCGGTGAGCAGCTCAAAGGGCAGTATGCAGACGCTGGTTTTATGATGTTGCAGGAGCATGCGACATGGCCTGATGGCGGTAATGCTGTGGAGCCTGGCATCACTGAATTGCGCGACATGATGCTCGATGGTCGCTTCAAAGTATTCAACACCTGTGAGCCATTCTTTGAGGAGTTCCGCCTCTATCACCGTGATGAAAACGGGAAGATCGTCAAGCTTAACGACGACGTTCTCTCAGCCGTTCGCTATGCATACATGATGCGCCGCTTCGCCAAAATGATGCGCGACATCAAAAAACCAAAAGAGAAAAAGATACCAGCCCCAATCAGGCCCATCGCACGGAGAACTTAAATGGCCGACGAAAACAGACTCAATTCCATTCTGTGTAAGTTTGACGCGGACTGGATGGCGAGCGATGAAGCCAGAACCGAGGCGACAAATGACCTGTATTTTAGCCGAGTGTCGCAATGGGATGACTGGCTATCAAACTACACTACCCTGCAATATCGCGGACAATTCGATGTTGTTCGCCCGGTGGTCAGGAAACTGGTCGCAGAGATGCGCCGGAACCCTATCGACGTTCTCTTCCGACCCAAAGACGGCGCTAATCCTGATGCTGCCGATGTGCTGATGGGGATGTATCGTACTGATATGCGCCATAACACGGCAAAAATTGCCGTTAACGTTGGCGTTCGTGAGCAGATAGAGTCCGGCGTTGGTGCATGGCGTCTGGTCACCCAGTACGAAGACAACGACCCAACAAGCAACAATCAGGTAATCCGACGCCTGCCAATCCATGAAGCCTGCTCACACGTCATATGGGACGCCAACAGCAAGCAGATGGATAAGAGCGACGCTAAGCACTGCACGGTGATTAACGCTTTGTCACGCAATGGCTGGAAAGAGTTCGCAGAGGATTACGGTATTGATCCTGACACCTTGCCATCTTTCCAGAATCCGAACGATACATGGCTGTTTCCGTGGGTATCGAATGATGTCGTCTACGTCGCTGAGTATTACGAGGTCGAAGAGAAGAAAGAGAAAGTCTTCATCTACCGCGACCCGCTGACAGGTGAGCCGGTCAGCTATTACCAGCAGGATATCAAAGACGTCATCGACGACCTGGCTAATCGTGGATTCATTAAGGTAGCAGAGCGTAAGGTGAAGCGTCGGCGTGTGTATAAGTCGATCATCACCTGCACGCAGATACTGAAAGACCGCGAGAAGATAGCCGGAGAGCATATTCCAATCGTTCCAGTGTATGGCGAATGGTCATTCGCTGGTGACAAGGAGTGCTACGAAGGAGTGGTAAGGCTGACGAAAGACGGTCAACGCCTTCGTAACATGATCATGTCGTTCAACGCCGATATTGTTGCTCGTTCACCGAAGAAGAAACCGACCTTCTTCCCTGAGCAAATCGAAGGCTACGAATACATGTACGGTGGAAATGATGACTATCCGTACTATCTGCAGAACAGGACCGATGAAAACGGTAACGACCTGCCGATTGGTCCAATCTCCTACATGGAAAACCCTGAAGTTCCGCAAGCCAACGCTTACATGCTTGAGGCTGCCACCAACGCAGTGAAAGAGGTGGCTAGTCTTGGTGTGGATGCGCAGGCAGCAAACTCTCAGGTCGCTTTCGATACCGTCAATCAACTGAACATGCGGGCAGACCTTGAGACATACGTGTTTCAGGATAACCTGGCTACCGCAATGCGACGTGATGGCGAGATTTATGCCTCAATGGTCAACGATATTTATGACGTTCCTCGTCATGTAACGCTGACACTCGAAGATGGAAGCGAGAAAGACGTTCAACTCTATGCGCAAGTTGTCGATTACCAGTCCGGCAATGTGGTCACACTCAACGACATTCGCGGTCGCTATGAGTGCTATACAGACGTTGGGCCATCCTTCCAGAGCATGAAGGAACAGAATCGCGCAGAGATTCAGGAGTTGCTAACCAAGGTTCCGCAAGGTACTCCAGAGTTCCAGATGCTGATGCTGCAATACTTCACGTTGCTTGACGGTAAAGGCGTCGAGATGATGCGAGAGTACGCGAACAAGCAACTGGTGATGATGGGGCTGAAGAAACCAGAAACACCTGAAGAGATGGAGATGGTGCAGCAGGCACAACAACAGCCGCAGCAGCCATCAGCAGAGCAAATTCAGGCGCAGGGTATCCTTCTGCAAGGTCAGGCTGAATTGCTCAAGGCAGAGAACCAACAGGCGCAGATTCAGGTTGAAGCTGCCAAGGTTGAAGCTCAAAACCAACTCAACGCCGCGAAGATTGCAGAAATCTTCAACAATATGGACCTCGACAAGCAGGCAGAACTGCGTGAGTACCTCAAGCTCGTAGGTCAATTCCAGCAACAGCGCAGCAAAGATGCTCGTGCTAACGCTGAGCTGCTTCTTAAAGATGCAGACCAGACTCATTCACAACGCATGGATTTCGCGAATCTTATGCGTCAAGTTCAAATCCCCTCCGGCGGAGTAGCCGAGACACCTCAATAAGAGAGAGTTAATCATGGACCAAACCACCGACATTCAGGCTTCTGAAGAATTAACCATGCCCGGCAATCATGCAGCGGCATCTGCTGATGGCTTAGTTGTCGATAATGCCAACGACAACGCAGGTCAGGAAGAAGGCTTCGAGATTGTCCTGAAAGACGATGAGAAACCAAAACAAGACCCGGCAACTAATGCTGAATTTGCCCGTCGCCGCATCGAACGCAAACGCCAGCGTGAGCTTGAGCAGCAGATGGAAGCGGTTAAGCGTGGAGAGTTGCCGGAGCACCTGCGGGTGAACCCTGAGTTACCAAAACAACCAGACCCTAACGATTATCTTTCCGAAGATGCACTGGCTAAGTACGACTATGACCAGAGCCGCGCACTGGCTGCCTTCCAGCAGGCAAACAGTGAATGGCAGATCAAGGCTATGGACGCACGAAGCCAGGCTGTCGCCGAGCAGGGTCGCAAAACTCAGGAGTTCACCCAGCAATCAGCGCAATACGTCGAGGCAGCCCGTAAGCACTACGACGCAGCGGAAAAGCTCAATATCCCTGACTATCAGGAGAAAGAGGATGCATTCATGCAACTGGTGCCGCCAGCAGTCGGCGCCGACATCATGCGCCTCTTCCCGGAGAAATCCGCTGCACTCATGTATCACCTTGGTGCTAATCCTGAGAAAACACGCCAGTTGCTGGCGATGGACGGGCAATCCGCGCTGATTGAACTCACTCGACTGTCAGAACGTTTAACTCTCAAGCCTCGAGCCAAGCCTGTTTCAGAAGCCCCGTTACCTGATGAACCCATTCAGGGGCACGCTGTTGCTGCAAATATCTCTGCGATTGAAAAGCAGATGGAAGCGGCAGCAAACAAAGGGGATGTAGAGACGTACCGCAAGCTCAAGGCGCAACTGAATAAAGGAATTCGATAATGGCATTAAATGAAGGTCAACTGGTCACGTATGCTCTGGATGAAATCATCGAAACCGTCCAGAACCTGACGCCAATGGCGTCCAAAGTGACAAAATACACCCCTCCGGCAGAATCCATGCAACGTTCAAGCAACACCGTGTGGATGCCTGTTGAGCAGGAAGCGCCAACTCAGACTGGCTGGGATTTAACTGGCAACGCAACCGGGATTCTGGAGCTGTCCGTGAAATGCAACATGGGCGATCCGGATAACGATTTCTTCGAGCTTCGTGCAGATGACCTGCGTGATGAGCGTTCTTACCGTCGCCGCATCCAGGCATCCGCCAAAAAACTGGCGAATAACATTGAGTCAGCGATTGCCAAACAGGCAACTGAAATGGGCTCGCTTGTTGTTCACGATACCCGCGCAATTGGTCCATCTACTGGCCTGTCTGGCTGGGATTTTGTGTCTGATGCAGAGCGACTGATGTTCTCCCGCGAACTCAACCGCGACATGGGTATCAGTTACTTCCTGAACCCTGACGATTACCGCAAAGCAGGCCGCAATCTTGTAGATGGTGACATCTTCGGGCGCGTTCCTGAAGAAGCGTATCGCAACGGTACTATTCAGCGTCAGATTGCTGGCTTTGATGAAATTCTTCGCTCACCGAAACTTCCGGCAGTTACCAAGTCAACCGCTACTGGTGTAACTGTTTCTGGTGCGCAGAAGTTTAAGCCGCAGGCATACACTCTTGATACCGATGGTAACAAAGAGAACGTCGACAACCGTGTTGCAACGGTGACCGTATCCTCCACCACCGGATTTAAGCGCGGCGACAAAATCAGCTTCACTGGTGTGAAATTCCTGTCTCAGATGGCGAAGAACGTGCTGACTGATGATGCTACTTTCTCAATCACCCGTGTGATCGATGGTACTCACATCGAAATCACGCCGAAGCCGATTGCGCTTGATGACGCGTCACTGACAAAAGAAGAGAAGGCTTACGCTAACGTAAACACCTCTCTTGCTGATACCACTCCGGTAAACGTTCTGAACGTGGCAACAACCACCGCTAACGTGTTCTGGGCTGATGACTCAATCCGTCTGCTGTCTCAGCCGATCCCGGTAACCCATGAACTGTTTGCTGGCATGAAAACGTCTTCCTTCAGCATTCCTGGTATTGGTGTTAACGGCATCTTCGCAACGCAGGGTGATATCAACACTCTGTCTGGTAAGTGCCGTATTGCTGTGTGGTATTCAGCATGTGCTGTACGACCAGAGGCAATTGGTGTTGGTCTGCCTAACCAGACCGCGTGATAACCAGAGGGAGCTTCGGCTCCCTTTTTTATCTGGAGACAAGCATGACACACATGATCTTTCGTCATGGCGACATGAAGAAATGGAAAGGCGTTGGATACGACTTTGAAATCGTGAAAGCCGAAGAGCTTCAGGAATATCTGGATGCTGGCTGGTTTGCACATCCTGATGATCTTCTGAAGGATGTTGCAGAGCCAGAGCCAGAGCCAGAGCCAGAGACAGAAGAAAAACAGCGTAAAAAGCCTGGTAGAAAACCTAAGGCGGCAGCAGATGAACCTGACAACGAAGGGTGATTTAGTTCTTGCGGCATTACGTAAGCTCGGTGTGGCATCAAATGCCACGTTAACCGATGTAGAACCGCAGTCTATGGAAGACGGCGTCAACGACCTTGAAATGATGATGGCTGAATGGCTTGGAGGTGATGCGTCACTTGGTATCAACGTTGGCTACATTTTTGCTGATGCAGATGTAGCTCCAGATCCAGGCGATGAACACGGTTTATCAAATAACGCTATCAATGCCGTCATTTTCAACCTTGCCTGCCGCATTGCTCCAGATTATGCGCTGGAATCGTCAGCAAAACTTATAACCACTGCCAGATACGGGAAAGAGCGACTCGTCAAACTGTCTGCAATGGACAGAGCAAAAGCCGCTAAATGTAAGTCCGGTTATCCAAACCGTATGCCTGTTGGTAGTGGTAACCAGTTGGCGAAGTGGAATGGTTGGAATTACTTCCACCGAAAGGAACCTTGCGATAACGGGAGCGAATAATGCCGATTCAGCAACTTCCGCTTATGAAAGGTGTCGGCAAAGATTTCCGAAACGCCGACTATATCGACTATCTGCCAGTGAATATGCTGGCTACACCCAAAGAAATCCTCAACAGCAGCGGATATCTTCGCTCATTCCCGGGCATTGCCAAACGCTCTGATGTGAACGGTGTATCTCGCGGCGTCGAGTACAACATGGCGCAGAGTGCTGTTTATCGCGTGTGTGGCGGCAAGCTGTACAAAGGAGAAAGTGAAGTCGGTGATGTTGCCGGAAGTGGTCGCGTATCAATGGCGCATGGTCGGACATCGCAGGCGGTAGGCGTTAATGGTCAACTTTTCGAGTATCGCTATGATGGCACGGTTAAAACCGTCTCAAACTGGCCTACAGACAGCGGATTCACACAGTACGAGTTAGGTTCAGTTCGCGACATTACGCGCTTACGTGGTCGTTATGCGTGGTCAAAAGACGGCACTGATTCATGGTTTATCACTGACCTTGAAGACGAATCGCATCCTGACCGCTACAGCGCACAATATCGTGCTGAGTCTCAGCCTGACGGCATCATCGGTATCGGCACATGGCGAGACTTCATCGTCTGCTTTGGTTCATCGACGATTGAATATTTCTCCCTGACTGGCGCAACCACCGTTGGTGCTGCTTTGTATGTCGCACAGCCATCGCTGATGGTGCAGAAAGGTATTGCCGGGACTTACTGCAAAACACCATTCGCTGATTCTTATGCGTTCATCAGCAATCCGGCAACAGGTGCGCCGTCTGTATACATCATCGGCTCCGGTCAGGTATCACCAATCGCCAGCGCGAGCATTGAGAAAATCCTCCGCTCCTACACTGCTGATGAACTGGCTGATGGCGTGATGGAGTCTCTGCGATTTGATGCGCATGAGCTGCTGATTATCCATCTTCCGCGCCATGTTCTGGTGTACGACGCATCTTCAAGCGCCAATGGTCCGCAATGGTGTGTACTGAAAACAGGCCTGTATGACGATGTGTACCGCGCTATCGACTTCATTTACGAAGGCAATCAGATAACGTGCGGCGATAAGCTGGAATCCGTGACCGGGAAACTGCAATTCGATATCAGCAGCCAGTATGACAAGCAGCAGGAACACCTGCTGTTTACTCCACTCTTCAAAGCAGATAACGCCAGATGCTTTGATCTGGAGGTGGAATCATCGACGGGTGTTGCTCAGTACGCTGACCGCCTTTTTCTCTCTGCAACCACTGACGGCATAAATTACGGTCGTGAGCAGATGATTGAGCAGAATGAACCGTTCGTTTACGACAAACGCGTTTTGTGGAAGAAAGTAGGGCGCATCAGGAAAAATGTCGGCTTCAAATTGCGCGTTATCACGAAGTCACCTGTAACTCTTTCTGGCGCTCAGATAAGGATTGAGTAATGGCGGATTCGAATCTCAACACTCCTGTTATTGTGCAGGCGACGCGGCTCGATACATCAATCCTTCCACGCAATATCTTCTCGCAGTCGTATCTGCTTTACGTTATCGCGCAAGGTACTGATGTTGGTAACGTGGCTAACAAGGCCAACGAGGCCGGACAGGGCGCTTACGATGCTCAGGTGAAAAACGATGAACAGGATGTCGAACTGGCTGACCACGATGCAAGAATCACCGCAAACACAAAAGCGATAAATCTCCTTGAGGTCAGGTTAACAACCGCCGAAGGGAAGATAGTCGTACTGCGTAGCGATGTTGATTACTTGCTGGATGAGGTTATCGATATTCAGGCGCATCTGGTCACTGTTGACCAAAGACTGGATGGCGTAGAAAGCGATGTATCTGACATTAAGAGTGATTACGTATCGAAAACCGTAACCGAATCGCAGTCTCTTGCGTCACCGCTGGATGTAAAAACATCATATTCAGTTGATGGAATTCAGGTTGTTGGAGCAAGAAATACCGGATGGACTGCAGCCACAGGTACACCTCTTCTTGGCTCATTCAACGCTAACCAGTCATACACGGTCGGCACTACGTACACACAATCCGAAGTCGCGGCTCTCGCTACAGGTTTGCAGCAGGCGCGGCAGCGTATTCTGGCGCTTGAAACAGCACTTAGATTACATGGGCTGATTGACTGATGATTACATTCAAACCAACGCGAAACATCGACTTGATCGAAGCAGTCGGAAATCACCCTGACATTATTGCCGGGAGCAACAACGGTGATGGATACGACTATAAACATGATTGCCGTTACTTTGAGGTGAACGTGCACGGGCAGTTCGGCGGCATTGTTTACTATCAGGAGATTCAGCCGCTGACATTCGATTGCCACGCCATGTACCTGCCAGAGGTTCGCGGCTTCAGCAAGGAAATCGGGCTGGCGTTCTGGCGATACATTCTGACTAACACCACTGTTCAGTGTGTCACATCGTTCGCTGCGCGCAAATTCCGCCACGGGCAGATGTACTGCGCAATGATTGGCCTTAATCGTGTAGGAACCATCAAGAAATACTTCAAAGGCGTGGATGACGTGACATTTTACAGTGCTACACGCGAAGAACTAATCGAATTCCTGAATCACGGGAGATAGCCATGTTATATGCATTTAAGCTGGGCAGAAAACTGCGCGGCGAGGAACCTTATTGCCCTGAAAAAGGCGGGAAAGGTGGCAGTTCTGATAAAAGCGCAAAGTATGCCGCAGAAGCTCAGAAGTATGCAGCAGACCTGCAAAATCAGCAGTGGCAGACGATCATGAAAAACCTTGCTCCGTTCACGCCGCTTGCGGAGCAGTATGTTAACCAGTTGCAGAATCTTTCCAGTTTAGAAGGTCAGGGGCAGGCACTTAATCATTATTACAACTCTCAGCAGTATAAAGACCTTGCAGGTCAGGCGCGCTATCAGAGTCTGGCGGCAGCGGAAGCAACAGGTGGATTGGGTTCCACTGCAACCGGTAATCAGTTAGCAACAATCGCACCAACGCTTGGTCAGCAGTGGCTGTCTGGTCAGATGAACAACTACCAGAATCTGGCAAACGTTGGGCTTGGTGCTCTGCAAGGTCAGGCAAACGCCGGGCAGACATATGCCAACAACATGAGTCAGATTTCGCAGCAAAGTGCGGCGCTGGCGGCGGCAAACGCCAACCGACCGTCAGCATTGCAGCAGGGTGTTAGTGGTGCTGCATCCGGTGCACTTTTGGGGGGTGGCATAGCCAGTGCTCTCGAGCTATCAACTCCGTGGGGTGCTGGTATCGGTGCTGGTCTTGGTCTGCTCGGCTCGTTGTTTTAAGGGGTAATCAATGGCTACGTGGCAAGGATCAAATGGCGGATTGTTAGCTGGTATCGGCGGCGTCAACTCAAACGCTCCGAGCGTAAATGACATCGGCAATACGCTTCAGCTTATCAGGCAGAACAATGATATTGAGCGTTCAGGCGCTAACAATGTTGGGCTGACTGCTTTGCAAGGTCTTTCAGGTATTGCAGGGGTGTTTCAGCAGGGAAAGCAGGCTCAGCGGCAGAAAGAATTTCAGCAGGCGTACGCTAATGCTTATGCGTCTGGTGATCGCGGTGCTTTGCGTCAGTTGGCTACTCAATATCCAGACCAGATTGAATCCGTTCGTAAAGGCATGGGATTCATTGATGAAGACCAGCGCAACTCTATCGGCACCTTAGCGGCTGGCGCTCGCCTTGCGTCATCATCTCCAGAAGCGATGCAATCATGGCTGCAAAACAACGCCAAGGAACTGACTCGCGTCGGTGTTGACCCTAACAGCGTTGCTCAGATGTATCAGCAGAACCCTTCAGGATTTGGTGAGTTTGTTGATCACCTTGGAATGGCTGCTCTTGGTCCGATTGATTACTTCAATGTTCAGGACAAGATGGCAGGTCGTGAGATTGACCGAGGCAGGCTGGCAGAGACAATCCGCAGCAATCAGGCTGGAGAGGCGCTAACAGCGCGTGGTCAGGACATCCAGATACGTGGACAGAACATCAGCGCACAGAATGCTGCTCTTTCCCGCGAAATACAAAGAGCAGAATTACAAGAAAAGGCTCTGGACAGACAAATAGCCAGAGAAAGCAATCAGTTAAAGCTTGAAGAGCTAAAACAGAAACAGGCAGATGTTCGGCAAAAGGCTGACATAGCCCGCGCTGACAGGCAGGCCGCCGCTCAGGGTGCAGTTGATACATTCAGCACCGCGCTTGATTCTCTCAACGAGATAGAGCAAAGCCCCGGCCTTTCAAAAGCAGTAGGAATTCGCTCAGCGTTTCCGACAGTTCCTGGCTCTGATGCAGCTAACTTTGAAGCAAGGCTCGACACCTTTAAAGCTCAAACATTCCTTCCTATGGTGCAGTCCCTTAAGGGTATGGGGGCTCTTTCAGATGCTGAGGGTAAAAAATTATCCGATGCGGTTGGTGCCCTAAGCCCCAAAATGAGTGAAAAGGCTTTTCGTGACTCTATCGGAAAGATTAGAAATCAGCTTGAAAGCAAGTTGAGCACTGTTAAAAAACAGTTTGATTATCAGGAGCCGGTGCAGAATATGCCAGGGCAACAATCTACTACTGGCAGTAACTTTTCTTCACTATGGGGTGATTAATGGCTAAAGCATGGAAAGATGTTATCGCCTCTCCACAGTATCAGGCGTTAGCACCAGAACAAAAAGCGCAGGCTCAGGAGCAATACTTCAATGAAGTCGTGGCCCCGCAAGCCGGAGAAAATGCAGAGCAGGCTAAGCAAGCTTTCTATGCTGCCTATCCATTGCCATCTGTGCAGACAGTGGAGACACAACAACCAGTATCACAGCAACAACCACAGCAAAGTGGATTTATGTCTGATCTTGGCGAAGCAGTAAAAGAGACTGGTCGCGGACTGGTGCAGGCTGGCGTGAACGTGGCAAACATACCTGCATCAGTTGCCGATGCTGTAACCAAGCGCGGCGGCTTGGGCTGGCGGTAAACTCGGTATTGGCGATGGGACATATCAACCAGCACCACGAGTAACAACGCAGGGATTAGAGCAGGACTTTGGCCTTCAGCAAGGTGTGCTGACTCCACAAACGACAGAGGGAAGGGTATTTGCTGAAGCATTGCCTTACCTCACTCCTGCTGGCGTTGAGAGAGCGGCGGCACAGGCACCAACACTTGCTGGTCGAATTGCTCAGGGGGCAACTCGACTTCTCGCAGAAAACGCAGTTGGATCACTTGCTGCAAACAGTATGAAAGATGATGCGGAAGCACTCGCTACCGATTTAGGTGTTGGCGTTCTGGCAGGCGGCGCTATTAACGCTGCTGGACGTGGATTAGGTGCTGCTTATCGTGGCGTTCGCGGTGCTATTGCGCCAGAAGCGCAGCATGCTATCAGATTTGCAGAGCGTGAAGGAGTGCCTCTGCACACCACAGACCTGTTACAACCTACTTCCCGCGTCGGAAAAATGGCGCAAACGACAGCAGAAAATATCCCCCTGGCTGGCACAAGCGGAATGAGAGCAACGCAACAGGAAGCGAGAAGCCAGTTGGTGCAGAGATTTGCTGATAAATTCGGTGAGTATGATCCAGCGGTTGTTATTGACAGCCTTAAAGCGAAAACATCAGGAATTCGTCGCGCCGCAGGAAATCGACTGGAGCAGGTTCAGAATGCCATGGCGGGAATAAACATTCAGCCTGCAAGAGCAATTCAGCAGATTGATACAGAAATATCTAACCTGCAGAAGCTTGGTAAGGTTGCTGATAACGAGACTATTTCAAAACTTCAGTCCTATCGTGATGAGCTTGTTCGCAATGCTGGTCCTGATGGTCCGGTAAATCTGGATTTGAAGCAATTAAGCGATCTGCGCAGCCAGTTCAGAATGGACGTGAAGGGGGAGCGACCAGTGTTACCAAACCGTTCCGATGCTGCCATTCAGCGCGTTTACAAGGCAATGACCGACGATATCAATGGTGCCATTGGTCAGAATCTTGGCAACGATACTCTCCGTAAATATCAGCAAGCCAATGCCGTCTACGCTGACGAAGCGGCTAAACTAAAGAATACCAGGCTGAAGAATGTTCTCATGAAAGGCGACCTGACGCCGGAAGTTGTCAACAACATGCTATTCAGCAAGAACAAATCGGAAATTAAGACGCTGTATAACTCAGTTGGTCGTGTTGGCAGGGCGCAAATGCGCAATGGCATCATTGGAAAGGCGATGGAGAAATCTGGCGGATCCCCTGACCAGTTCCTTCGGCAGCTTAATATCCTGCAAAACCAGACTGGCATCACATTTAAAGGTCAGGAAGCCGCTTATCTGAAAGGATTAAAAAACTACCTGCAATCCACGCAGCAGGCTGCAAAAGCGGCAATAACAACACCCACAGGGCAGCAAACTATCCCGTTCATTATTGGGTATGGGACGGCAATGAACCCGGCTACAACTGGCGCAGCAGTAAGCTACGGACTTCTTACTCGCGCCTATGAGAGCGAGCCATTCAGAAATGCAATGCTCCGAATGGCAAACACCCCACGCGGATCGACAGCGTTTGAGAAAGCCATGCAGCAAGCGCAAAAAGCGATTAATGCACTGACGCAGGGTGCTAAGTCTGATTCGTTGTCAGAATAGCCTTTCAAACACCAGGAACGTGCAAAAACCAAATATGTAGAACGCGAGGTTTATCGTATCCCTCTGCATAGGCGATACCTTTGCTGATTGTTATCTGATGTTACTGCTACTGTTGCATGTTACCGTGTTTCCAAATCCTGAATTGCAGTTTGTATATGTGTCAACGCGTGTTGGGTAAGGTTGAGTTATAACAGGCTGGCGCGCTTTTTGCTCGATCGCTTGCATTGTGTTTACAGCCTGATAATTCAATAAAGCCTGCTGGAATGCTTGGCTTTGTGCTATTTGTTGGGCTTGTTCTTGGATTTGTAATTGAACATAAAGATTCTGAAGCTCAAGTCTTGCCTGTGCGTCACTTATCTTGCCTTCATCGACACCTTGCCCGAGCATCTTTGCAGCAAGGACATACAGCTTAGGTGTTGGTGCTGATGCCATGCGTGAGTCGTTCTTCACACTGGCATCAAGGCAATTAGCCATATCGCTAAGCTTTTGATAGCGTTGTTCGCAACTTGCTTGATAGTCACTTACTTTTGCGCATCCAACCAGCAGAATCGGGATAATTAACAGTGATTTTTTCATATGGTTAACTCTCCTTAGTTTTTCACAGGATATCATGAAGGCTATGCCATTTTAGCCGGAAACTAGATTTCTATGTTTCCTTTTTATTATTGCTATACATGGTCTTAAGCGTATCAAAGACAATTTTCTTAACCATCTCAGATTGTTGTTCTGCTATACGCTCTGCATCGTCAATGTAAACGGATGCAGAGCTTTGTTTAGCCAATGATTCTTCAATCGCTGCAATTATCTCTGAGTTCAGCGATCTGTTATTCATCTTCGCACGCTGTTTAATTTTCGCGTGGAGTTCATGCGGAAGTCTCAAGTGAAACTGCGCCTCGTCGTATTTGCTGTACATCCTTGATGCCTCACCAGTTGGGTGGAATGGCATCGTAACCTACTGGATAAATACTCAATAGTACCATTTCGGTATGCAATCACATCATGGTTGCATCATATCATTCGTCTGGAGCAATGAAATGTCAGATATCACCGCAAATGTTGTGGTAAGCATGCCTTCGCAACTCTTCACTATGGCTCGTTCTTTTAAAGCCGTAGCTAATGGAAAGATTTATATCGGAAAAATTGACACTGACCCGGTAAATCCTGAAAACCAGATTCAGGTTTATGTGGAGAACGAAGACGGCTCTCACGTTCCTGTATCGCAACCAATCATCATTAACGCTGCTGGTTACCCCGTATACAACGGACAGATTGCCAAGTTTGTAACTGTGCAAGGCCATTCTATGGCTGTTTATGATGCGTACGGTGCGCAGCAGTTCTATTTTCCTAATGTGCTGAAGTATGACCCGGATCAGTTAAGGCAAGAACTTTTAAGTTCAGATGATGGGCTTGGTGATTCATTAATCACAGTAAAACAACCTTTAATTAATTCTACAAAACGAACACAGCATGATAAAAATGCAGAGAATATTAGTATTCTTGATTTTGTAAAACATGAAGATGTTAGCGACATTGTTAATGGCAATATTGACGCAACACACATATTTTCCTATGCATCTTCAGTTTCACCTGACGGTGTTTATGTTCCACAAGGTACTTATTTAATTGATGGCTATATTAATGGAAAATTTTATGGCCCTGGTAAAATAATACAAAGTAAAGGAGACGAACCTATTCCATTTGCAAATCCTGCTCAGACAATTGGAAATGTTTTTTTGGGTTTTGATGCTGGCAAGCTATATAATGGAAATGATATATCTGGGCAAGTTGTTGCGATTGGACCAAGTGCTGGAAGAAACATTAGCACGGGCAATAACATTACAGCAATTGGGACAGGTGTATTATCAGGTGATACCCTTCAAGACGATCTCACAGATACATCGCCATGTACTGGCACTGAGATTGTAGCAATTGGTGTGAATGCGTGCAAAAAAGCAACCACAGCTAGTAACATAATTGGAATTGGGCGCGATGCCCTAAATGAAAATAAAGAAGGAAATTTTAATGTTGCAGTAGGATCAAGTGCATTACAACAACTTCATACTGGTAGTGGTAATGTTGCAATAGGTCGAGCGGCTGGAATGCGAGCTGGAATTGTTACAGACCAATCAGGCAAAAGGTTGTCTTATAACATTCTAAATAATAACACATTTATAGGCAATGCATCCGGAAGGGAGATTACAAATGGAGATAACAATACATATATTGGTAGCGGATCAGGAAGAGGGATTTCTTCTATAGATAACCCTTATACAGGCACATCTACAGGTATGAATAATGTCGCAGTAGGAGCCGACTCACTTAATTCTATTGGTTCGGCAAGTAACAATGTAATGCTTGGATATAGATCTGGTAGATCGTTAAGCTCTGGAACAGGTAATATATTTATCGGAACCAATGCTGGTTCGGCAATTTCTTCAGGTGACAACCAATTAATAATTGCTAATCAGAGCGGGCTCCCTTTTTTGAGTGGGTTGATGGGACCTGTTTCTGATGAGAATAATTATGCTCGTTTTGATGCGTCGGTACAACCAGCAACAGATAACGCTAGAAATTGCGGTTCAGCATCCAGAAGGTGGAATACAATATTTGCTGGCACTTCAACGATTAACACATCGGATGGTCGAGTTAAGACTGATAAAAGACCGATTACTGATGCAGAGAGACGTGTTGCATATAAAATAAAGGGTTTGGTTTGTTGTTTTAGATTTATAGATTCAGTAATTGAAAAAGGAGAAAATGCTAGATTACATTTTGGCATTATTGCCCAAGATGTATATAAAGCATTTGCTGAAGAAGGGCTTGATGCAAACGACTATGGTCTTTTTTGCTATGATAAATGGGAAACTGAATACGAACCAGTAATTGCTAAAAAGATAATTTTTGATGAAGAATCCGGTGATGAAAAATTAATTGAATATGATACTGGAGAACGCAGAATATCTATAGAAGGGGGTGAGCGATATGGAATAAGATATGAAGAATTATTATGTTTTATAATATCTGCAATATAA